GGTAGCAGTTGTTTTTGTAAATAACGGACCACGATGAAGCGGTGGGCGGCGGTTAAAACCCTTGATGATGTTGATGCCACCACCACTAGTGGACTCGATAGAGTTAACTTTGAGTGTGCTCATGATCAGCCCTCGTAGAAAATGTTGATACTGCCCGCATCAAAGGTGTCAGTGCCGTTCACGGTGGTGATGCGGATGCGGTCGAGGGTGCCGGAGAGGGTGATAGAGCCGCCGCCCGCCTGGGTGTAGCTGGCTCCAGATGCCAAGGTGCCGGAACCAACCCAAGTGTTCCCGCTGAATAGTGCAAGCGTAAAAGTCCCGTACCGAACATCCACGTTTCCTGAAGTGGCTCCTGTCAAAATCCCTGTGGTACTTGTTATTCCGCTAACAGCGTTTCCATTCACAACAGTAGAGCCTGAAGAGTTGTAACCAGTTGTCGTTACAGAGCCAGCTCCAAGCTGCAGCTGAACAATCGAAGTGCCAGTCGTAGAAACACCACTAAACATCACCGTCACCCGCTTTACATAGCCCGGAATCCCGGTGAAGTCGATGCTGGTTCCGCTGGTGGATGCGACGGCAGTGCCAAGCGTCATCCGCCCGCGATCTGCAAAGCTCAGCGTGCCCGATCCGTTGGTGACCAGCGCCTGGTCTGCGCTGCCATTGCTTGTAGGCAGGGTCAGGGTGTTGGATCCTGCCACTGCAGGTGCAGTCAGCTCTGTGAAGCCGCTGGTGGATCCGGTAAGGCGTAGCTTGCTCATGGGGTCACCTCCAGGGCGGCTTTGATGTCATCGGGTGTGGCAGCAGCGTTGATCTGCTCCTGCACCAGGGCGTATTTGTCGCGGATCTCTTGGCGGGCAGCTTCTGCTGCTACTGCGTCAGCACCAGGGATCTGTTTCATGATCACTTCGTCATAAGGCTTAAATTCCTCAGCACGTTGCTGGCGGCGGATGGTGTGGCCGATCTCCTTGGCTTGATCCAGGTCAACTTCTATCGCTGCGCCGTTAGCGACCCAGGCATTGCGGAAGAAGCGATCAGCGGGGATAGCGTCGTTTTCCACGATTTCGTAGGCGACACCTTCGGGAACGTCTTTTGCGGCGACTTCTTCAATGCTCAGCTCACCCGTGGGGATGATGATGCTGACGCCGCCGGATTCGTTTTGGTAAATGATTCGTGTCATGGTGTTACCTCAGCGGAAGACGGCAATACAAACAACACTTTTATCAGCTGGGTGCTGGCTTGCTGCTGCACTGAAATGCGCAACAGTAAGAGAACTTGTGTTTAAAGGACCAAGAAAACCAACAGTATGTTGAACATTAACTTCAGGTGAGTATGTGTGTGAAACTGTATAATTTCCATCCACCATTGCCGTCGTGAAGTTCACCGTATAGAGGCCCGTATTGTTATCCGTGATGCTGCTCACATTGCCGCTGGCGCGAATAGCGACCACGCCTGTGCCGTTGAAGTTCACCCACGCCCTAGCGCCATAGATCGGTGCCGACCCAGACTGTGCGCCATCAAGTTTGGCGGCGGTGATGTTGGCATCTGCCACCTTGGCCGTGGTGACCGCATTAGACGCCAGATCATCAGCAACGATGGAGGCGTCGGGTAGTCCGCCTGCGCTGATGCCAGTAACAGTGCCGGACCCGTTGATAGTGATAGGCATGATCAGACCACCACCCAGTTGGAATTGTTTGGAATAGTCACGGTGACCCCGTTGTTAATTACGATAGGCCCTGCGCTGAGGGCGTTTTTTCCTGCCGTGATGGAATAACTGGTAGTGATAGTGGACGAGTTCTCGTAGAACACGTCATCCGTACCACCACCTGCTGCCCCACCAGCAGTGCCCCAGCTCAGTACGCCAGCGGCGTTTGACTTCAGGGCATGACCAGAGACCGTGGCATCCGTAGCAGGCAGCGTCCAGGTGACGTTGCTGGGGATTGCTGCCGGTGCTTGAAAGGCTACATATTGACCACCTTGGCCAGTTGCCTCACCAAAGCGTAGGTTGGACTGGTTATCAAGCAATACGTCGCCGGTAACCGTCCCACCAGAAGAAAGAAGGTAAGAGACCCAGGAAAGGGTTGTTGAACCGTTGGTGGTTAATGCTTGGTTTGCCGTACCATCGGCAGCGGGCAGCGTCCAGGTGACGTTAGCTGCAATCGCGCTTGGAGCTTGGAAAGCTACATATTGACCACCTTGGCCAGTTGCCTCACCAAAGCGTAGGTCTGACTGGTTATCAAGCAACACGTCACCAGTGACCGTGCCACCTGTCAGGTTCAGCTTTTCGTCAGCCAGCTCCTGGATCGCCCCCTGCACATTGTTGGAAGCAATCGTGCTGTATGGCGTAAAGGTGATGGCGTTAGCAGCCCCAGGCACGTAGGCCGTCACCCAAACAGCGCCGGTGTAGACCCGCATAGCCGACAGCGTGGTGCTGAAGTACAGGTCACCAGGGGTTAGCGGATCGCCGTCGTTGTCTAGGGTTGGGTCAGCAGCCTTATCGCCTAGGTAGCGGTCGTCAAACTGATCAAACGCTGCCAGTGCTGCAGCAGCAGAGTTAGCAGCGGTAGTGGCACTGTTAGCTGCGTTTGTTGCGCTAGTGGCCGAGTTCCCAGCACTGGTGGCTGCATTGCCGGCTGATGTGCCAGCAGCTGTAGCTTGGTTTGTAGCTGTAGTAGCTGAGTTGGCAGCAGCTGTTGCGCTGTTGGCTGACGCCGTGGCGCTGTTAGCCGAAGCGGTAGCGCTGTTGGCTGCGTTAGTTGCCGACGTGCCAGCAGCGCTAGCGCTAGCAGCAGCAGCCGCTCCAGAAGCGCTGACTGCGCCGACGTTGGAGTCGACATACGTCTTTGTTGCTGCGTCATTGGCGGCAACGGGTGCGCCGACGTTAATGATTCGCTGGTTGCCAGCTGACGGCAGACCTGTAGCCGGGTCAATGCTGACCGTTTGCTTCAGGCTGTCGTCCAGCTCCTGCTCCAGGAACAGGTGCTGCAGGTTGCTGGTGTCTAGGTCACTGGCCACCAGCGTGGACCCGTCGACAAAGTCGACCAGGGGGGTGTTAGCCGGTGTGAACCGGCGCACCTCCACCCTGATCCCATTTGCTGGGGCAGAGGCCAGCAGCACCGTGGTGTTGTTGACGTAGGTGTACGCCGTGTCAACGAAGTTGACGAAGACCTTAACGTGCTCCTTCTTGATGTACTGAAACGGGATGGCGTACTGGGTGGTAGCCCCGTTGCCGGTGTAGACGACGTAGGAGTAAGCCATCAGCGGTTCAGGTCAAGTAGGTCAAAATTGGTGGCGCTACGGTCGGAGGGCCTGCTGACGTCAGGCGTGCCATAGTTGCGAATGTAGTTAAGGTACTCCTGACGCCCCTGCAAGGCTTCTTGCTGCTTCAGTATGTCTGAGCCTTTAGGCGTCGTGAAGAGGAACTTCTCCTTGGCTAGGGCCTTGTATTCGGAGATTTTGCCCTGGATGAAGGCAGCTCGATAAGAGGTGGATTGCCCAGACGGCGGCTCGATAGGCAGCAGCTGGTAGTCCTTGGACCGAATCATCTGTTCAGTCGACTCGTACCACGTCATTCCAGTAAGCGGATCCTTGACTTCGCCAAAGATTTTCACGTATTGACTCAGCTCAATTGGCGTGAGGTTCATCTCGGGGCCAAAGTCAGACGACTTGGGTCCTGAGAAGACCGTGCCTCTGCCGTGCATAGAAGCCATTTCTGACTGAACTGGGTTAGGCAACTGGGCACTGCGCCTAAAGGCGCCAACGACAGGAGTGTATTGGTACAGGCCCAGCATAAAAGGCGCGTTCTCTCGTATCCAGTCGCTGCCAAAAAGCTGAGGCATTATTATCGGTGGGGTGCCAGGTGCTGACCAATCCAGCATTGCAGGCTGGCCTTCTGACAACCCAGGCAGGTCTTTCTTTAACTCCTGCCAGGTCTCATCCCAGAAATTCATCAAGAAGCTGTCGGAGTCTGCTGGCTCAACTCGGCGTACTGCAGGGTCAATAGCGCGTCTTGCTTGGCGTAAACCGCCAATGTTGAACGTCATGCTGACGGCAATGCGTTGCGCCCAACGGGCCAACCAATCGCGTTGGTTTGGTCCAGTAACGACTTTGCTTGGGTCAAATACTGCCTCCACAAAATCAGCAATACCTTGAAAATACGCTTTGCTTAACTGTCCTGACAATTGCATCCTCAAAATATCTAAAACAATTGCCCCTCCGGCTCTGTTGCGCTGCTCAACAGTAAGCACAGCGGCGTTGTCGGCAAAATCGGCAATAGCGGCAAGAACGTCGGTTATTGGGCTAAACGCTTTGAGGGAAACTGCTGGCCCCCATGAATTGTTTTTGTCATCCCAGAACTGCACGCTGTAGTTCATTCCACCGCGCTCTTTAAGCCATTGCTCTTTCAGGGCTGGATCAATTGGGCCAGCACCGTTCATCCGCAGCGAGCCCATTGTTCCGCCTACAAAGAAGGCGGCTGCAATACTGCTTGCACTTACCCATTGTCCCATTGCTCGTTGTCTTGTGTTTATATCTGCGCTTGTAATATCGCGCCACCACGTATCAACAAATATGCTAGTCGGAAGTCTCCGCAACCCCTCTTTAGGGATATTAGAAACAACCCGCACAAATGGCTGAATAAATTTAAATATAGGTCCGACATATTGCAACTCGCCCAATCCTTCCAGAACTACTCCTGGGACAGAAGCTAGGCGACCAGGTCCAAAATTTGAACCAATTCTTGCACCGCCTGGTAATGAAATTGAGCCGCCAGTGACAAATCCTTCTGCCAGCTTGTGATACCAAAAGCCTTCATCAACATATTTTTGCGCATATTCGTTAAGCTCTTGGCCTTTCTTGCCTTCAGCCATGCCAAGTCTGTAACCGTCATAAAAACTTCTAGGCTCTAGCTTTGCCGCTATGTCGTCCGTAAAAGTGACAGCGTTCATAAAGCGCTGAGCGTATTCGCTGTCTAAATGAGCATCTGTAAAAGTCTGCCCTCTAATAATAATGTCCTTAAGCCTCATGTCGCGGCGAAGGCCAGCGTATTTGTGAGCATAATTAAAAGCCTCCTTGCTAAATTTTTCCAGTCCAGCTTGTTGCGCTAACTCCATGCCACGCGGCATGTGCTGGAAAAATTCGTAGGTGTGACCAGCCATTGAGCTAGTAAAAGCGTCAACTGTGACCGACATACGCCCGCCAAGCGTCACAGCTTTCCAAAGACCGTTTAACAGCTTTCCTTGGTAGGTAGCTGCAAATTTTTCAGTCATGTCAAGCGTATTAAGCGTGTAGCCAGTTCGTCTGTTTTCTACGTTTTCTTTTAGCAGTTGGCCTTGCGCGTCTTCAGCGGCTTTGCGGTTTAAGGCGTCTACAGAGCTAGCGCCTAAATTGTAGGTTGGCTTGCCAGTCCTAAAAGCGATAGACGCAATGCGGAACGAATTTAGCAAGTTAGTCAAGGCGCCACCAAACATTTGCGCTGCATACAGCATGCGGTCGTAATCCTTACTAACTAGAGCCCCTAAGCCTTGTTCATATATTCCAAGCATTGTATTAAAAACGCCAGACATTAAGTTGACGTTTATCGTTTCACCTCCCATCAGCAAACCAGAGGTGTGCGCAATATGCAGTGCATTTAAAGCATTTTCGCTATCTTCTGCTTGCTTGGGAATCGAGTCCCATGCACGCCACATCCTTTCTCGTGATCCGGGAGATTGGCCCAGAACCTTGACAATGTCAGAGATTTCGTCGGCCACCGCTTCAGCTTCTGCTGTCAGTTGGCCTGTTTGTATTGCTTCCTTAAGCTCCGGGAACTTATCAGTCAGTTCGTCTGTAACCGGGTTGCTACCTGGTGGCAGTTCAAGCTCTTTACGCAGGGCGAGGTTGACAATGTTTTCTGGCTTGTTGGGTACTGGCGTTGCCGTTACGTCGATTGCGCCCGCGGGATTGATTCTGCCTGCGGCGTCAATGCCGTAAGCGTAGTCCCTTTTGTTTTGCATCTCAGCGCCCAGCTGTCCCCAGGGCCTGGTTATGTTTGCAATTGCGACGTGCATCCGCCTAGCAGAATCGGCAGCAACAATCATGCGAGCCAGCTGGGCTGGTCGGTTAATTGAGCTGTCTGCAGCACTTTGCATCCAAACCGCTGCTTCAAATTCTGCGCGGACCATCAGCTTGTCGGCGTAGTCCATGGCCAGGTTCAACGCGCCATGCTCGTAATCCGCAAACCCTTTGGCTAGCGAAGAGAGACCGT